AACGACGCATCCCGCGCCGTCATGCTCGCATTTGCGACCGGCGCAGACCTTGAGCACCTCGGCGCGCTTTTCGGCGTCACACGCAAGACGCTCGTCGCTGGCAACCCGTCCGCGATCCCGCCCGTGGAGGCTGTGATGGAAGCCGACGCGGACCTCCGTTATCGGATAACCCTGGCGCTTGAGGGACTCAGCACCGCAGGCCCCGAGGGCGCTTATCTTTACCACGCCTTGAAATCCGAGGCCGTGAAACACGCGAGCGTTGCCGGCCCGCCGATCCTCTCACCCGGGCAGGTGCTCGTGACCCTCCTCGGGACCACCGGCAGCGGGGCAGTTTCCTCAACCGTCATTTCCGAAGTCGCCGCGATCCTCAACGACGAAGACGTCCGACCCCTGACGGATCAAGTCACAGTGCAGGGCGCAACAATCATCCCTTATACGATACAGGCCACGCTCTACACCTACGCAGGCCCGGACTCCGCCGTTGTCATTCAGCAAGCTCAGGCCGCCGCGCAGGCATTCGCAGACGGCCAGCACCGCATCGGCTACGACATCCCGCGCTCTGGGATTTTCGCCGCGTTGCACGTCGCCGGGGTGCAGCGTGTCGAGCTGACACAGCCCGCCGCCGACATCGCGGTCAACTACGCGCAAGCCGCTTTTTGCACCGGCCTAAACATCACGCACGCGGGGGTGGCTGAATGAGTATCCTCCCTCCGAACAGCTCCGACCAAGAGCGCGCAATGGAGGCCGCAGTGCAGCGCGCAACGGAATTGCCAGCGCCGCAACGCACGCTCTGGAATGCCGACACATGCCCGGCCAACCTTTTGCCTTGGCTCGCGTGGGGATTTTCGGTGGACGAGTGGAACGCCAATTGGACCGAGGTGCAGAAACGCCGCGTCATCGCCGCGTCAATCGACGTTCACCGCCGCAAGGGCACCGTGGGCGCAGTCCGCAGCGTGCTCGAAAGCCTCGGCATCGCAAGCGCCTTTCAAGAGTGGTGGCAGCAGACGCCGCCCGGCACCCCGCACACGTTTAAACTTCTCGCCTCCTTCATCACGACCCCGGCCAGCGTTCAGGATTCCATTTTCGAGGCCGTCAACCGCGTTAAGCCCGTCCGCTCGCAAATGGTTGTTGAGCTGGTCCAGGGCTTCCTCGGGGAAGTGAACACCGTGGGAATTCTCAACCCGACTCTCTACGACCGCCTCGAAGGCGTCGCCTCTTACCCGTAACAAATGCCCGCGCTCAATTTCCTCATCACCAACGCCGGAAAAGCCGCCATCGCCGCCTCCGGGAGCATCGGCCCCGTTGTGCTCTCTAAGGTGGCCATCGGCTCCAGCGGCTACACCGCGACCGGCTCGCAAACCGCGCTCGTCGCGCAGATCAAACAGATCACGCCCGAGGGCTCCAGCGTTCCGACGCCGGGAACGATTCACATCACCGCCTCGGACTCCTCCGCCGACAGTTACACCGTGCGCGAGGTGGGGCTTATCACATCGACGGGGACGCTCTTCGCCATCTACTCGCAGACCGACCCCATTCTCATCAAGGGCAGCGGCTCAGTTGCGCTCTTCGCCTTGGATTTTGTGATGACAGGCGTTCCCGCCGGAAGCGTCACCATCGGCAGCGCCTCTTTTCAATACCCGCCCGCGAGCGAGACCGTGCAGGGAGTCGCGGAGATTTCCACGCAGGCCGAGACCGACGCCGGGCTAGACGATGCGCGTTTTGTCACACCAAAAAAACTAGCGGCGTTGAGTCGATGGGTTTTGAAAACCGGCGACACGATGACAGGCCCGTTGACCACCAACGGAACCTTCACGGTCAATGGGGGAATCCACAACGTTTCCGGCACCATCAAAGGTCTTTCAAACGCGGGCGCGTGGTACGCCGTAGGCGGTTTTTCCTCCGCAGGCACAAGCAATTCCGGCGCATGGATTGGGCTCCACGGGGGAATAGAAGCGACAAACCCGGGCATTTTGGTTTTCGGGTGCAACAGCGCAACAACCGGAGTGATAACAGCAGCCGGAAACGTAGGATTCGGAACAACCGCGCCACTAGCGAAGCTTCACGTTGTGGGCGAAAGTTTTATTGTTCAGAACACAGGAGCGCCAGTCGATCGACGCATAACGCGCCTTTCAAATTGGAGCAACGGAGCAGTGATGCTTGAGCGCGTCAACGACGCCTTTACAGCGGGAACGCAGTTGCTTGGGTTCGACGGCAACAACAACGCAGCAATCCCGGGAGCGTTGAGTCTGGGAGGCCCGCTGACGTTGCCAGCAGATCCGACCGCCGCGCTTCACGCCGCGACCAAGCAATACATCGACAACGCCTTTCGCGGGATCGTGCTTCAAATTCCGCGCCTGACAGAGCCCGCAGGCTGGCTGAAATGCAACGGGCAGGCCGTTTCACGCACCACATACGCGGAGCTTTTCGCCATACTGGGGACGACGTACGGCGCGGGAAACGGCTCGACGACATTCAACGTCCCTGACTATCGCGGCGAATTTCCGCGAGGCTTGGACGAAGGCAGAGGGGCGGACCCCGGGCGCGTTTTGGGCTCAACACAAGCCGACATGCTCGAAGCGCACAGTCACAAGACGGGGCATTTTTCCGTTCAGGTGAGCAGCGGCGGCTCTACCATCGCGACAGTGGCACACGGAAATTCCGGGTCCGAATACAACACCAGCACCGTGGGCGGCACCGAGACGCGCCCGCGCAACATCGCGGCGCCTTTTTTCATCAAATTCTAATGGCCGCGCAGACCTACAACCTAGAAATCAACCAGGGCGCGACGTTCTCGTTTGCCCTGAATTTCTTCGACGCCGGAGGAAGCCCGCTCTCGCTGACGGGCGTAACGCTCGCCTCGCAAATCCGGCCCACGGCGGCAAGTCAAGAAATCCTCCAAGAGTTCACCGTCACGAAAGACCCACTGACGACCGGGCGCGCCACGTTCTCACTCACCGCAGCGCAAACGCGCAACCTCCGTTTCGCGTCCGCCGTCTACGACGTGCTCATGACACTTACAACCGGCGAGCTTGTCCGCGTAGTGCAAGGGGCCGTCACGCTCGACTCGCAGGTAACACGCTGACCCATGCCTGAAATCTCCGTCACCGTCGAAACGTCGCCCGCGCCGTCGCTCTCGTTTTGGTCCTCATCGCTCCCGCCGCAGACAGGCAACGCAGGGAAGCTCCTCGGGACCAACGGCGCATCGGCATCGTGGACGAACGAGCCGACGTTCAAAAGCGCGAAGGTTCAAGACGCGACCGTTCCGCTTTTTGAGCTTCGATGCACAACGGCTCCGACCGACAAAAAGTTTGTGCGATGGAGCGCCGACGCAACCGGCGCAGTCAATATTGAGCGAGTGAACGACGCCTACACGGTGGCGACGCGCTTGATTTATTGGGATGCCTCGAACAACACCTCTCTGGCAGGAGGGGATTTAAACGTTAACGGATCGATCCGAAACATCGCCGGAAGCATTTTGGGCGCGGCAGACGCGGGGGCGTGGACCCTCGGCGCAGGCAGTTCGACGCCAGGCACTGCTGGGAGCGGCGCGTTTGTGCAGCTTTACGGGGGCGGGCATCCGACATGGGCGGGCAGGACGTTCTTCGGGTCCAGCGCGCAGACGTTTGGGGCAGTCGATCCCAATGGGAATTGGGGGTTCGGAACGCTTTTACCCGGTGCCCGCGTGCATGTTGTGGGAGGCGATTTTCTGCTAGAAAATAATCGAAAATTTGCAATGGCGGACGCATCGGGATCCGCCCCTTACATCACATGCCAGAGCGATAATAACCTCGCGCTTTATAGCACCACGAACTTTGGCGCAGCTCGCGGGATTTGCGACGTTCTCGCGCGGAGCGACAGCTCGGCATTGCGGGTGCTTGTGCCGCTGAAGATCGGGGCGAACGGCGCAAACATCCACAGCGTTTTAAAAGCGACCGTGACGCACGCAATCGGCACCATCACGGCGGGCGGGTTTCTTGAGCTGACCTCAACCGTCACCGGGGCAATCGCTGGCGCAATGGTTCACGTTGGCAGCGGGGCTCCGAATAACCTGATTTTGAGAGGCTACGTGTCCACGGGCGACACGGTTAGCGTCATGTATCACAACCCGACCGCCGCCCCCATTAACGCCGGCACCCGCTCAATCGACCTTTTCGTTTTCAACGCATGACAACCATTGACTCACCGGGCAGCGTCCTAGTTGACGGCAAACACTATGGCGCAGTGGCCGACACCATCGCCAACAACCCGCAGCTTGCCTCCGACATTCAGCGGGCGCTTGTGGCCTACGACGACGCGCAGAAAGCAGCGCACGCCGACGCGCTGAAAGCGACCGCCGAAAAACTCACCGCGGAGCACGCCGAGACGCTCGCAAAAGTGACCGCGGAGCTTGACGCCGCGAAGGCCGAGGCGAAAGCCGCGCTGGAGCAAGTGGAGGCGAACGAAGCATTTCAAAAGCAGATCCTCGAACGCGCCGCCGTGCTCGTTCCGCAGGCCGCCGAAAGCGGGGACTGGTCCGACGTGGCGCAGCTCCTCGCGTTTGCGGGCAGCCCATTCGAGGAAAAGAAGCGCCTCGCAGAACTCGCGGAGATCGAGCGCCTTGAAGCCGAAGCCGCAGAGCGCCGCGCAAAGCTCGCGGGCAAACGCGCACAAGACCAAACCGAAGCCGCCGAATAAATTCACACCATGCCCGAACAATTTCTCCACGGCGTCGAGGTCCTTGAAATCCTCGACGGCCCGCGCCCCATCCGAACCGTTGCAAGCTCCGTCATCGGCCTTATCGGCACCGCGCCCGCAGCGGAGGCCGAGGTAAAAGCAACGCTGACCATCGGCACGGCAGCGGCCAACAACGGTATTCTCTTCACCTCGAAAAAGACCGGCGAGCTTGGGAACAAAACAGCCGTGCGCCTGCGCAACCCGATGGCAAACTCGGCAACGCTTTCAGTGAGCGTGTCCGGCGACCTCATCACGGTGAACCTTGCGACCGGCCCGACCGGCACCGTAACCACCACGGGCACCTTGCTTATTGCGGCCATCGCCGCGAACACCGCAGCAAACGCGCTTGTGACAGCCGCCAACGTGGCGACCTCCACCGGGGCAGGCGTTGTGCCCGTGACCAACACGACCTTCCTTGACGGTGGACTTGACGAGGCTTTCCCGCTCAACACGCCCGTGCTTGTGAGCGGCTCTCGCACCCTGGCAGCTCGCGCAGGCGCAACCGGCACGCTTCTCAACGCGCTCGACGGCATCCTCGACCAAGCCGGGGCCGCCGTTGTCGTTGTGCGCGTGACCGAGGGCGCAAACCTCGCCGCGACCGTGACGAACATTGTCGGCAGCTCCTCGCTGAAAACCGGCGCGTGGGCGTTCACATCGGCGGAAACCTCGCTGGGCGTTCGCCCTCGCGTGCTCATCGCCCCGGGCTTCTCGGATCAGCAAGCCGCGACAAGTGAGTTGCTCGCAGTGGCAACCCGCCTTCGCGCCGTTGTCATCGCGGACGGCCCCAACACCACCGACGCCGCCGCGATCACCTACGCGCAGGGGTTCGGATCCGAACGGCTCATGATCGTGGACCCGCAAGTCCAGGTTCTCCGCGCTGGCGTGCTCGTCAACGAGCCCGCCTCTTCGCGTGTGGCCGGGCTCATCGCCAAGAGCGACAACGACCGGGGTTTTTGGTGGAGCCCCTCTAATCAGGAGATCCTCGGAATCTCCGGCGCATCCCGCCCCGTGGATTTCATTCTGGGCGACGTGAATTGCTCCGCGAACCTCCTCAACGCGGCCAACGTTTCAACCATCATCCGCCAAAACGGTTTCCGCCTCTGGGGCAACCGCAGCACGAGCGCCGACCCCGCGTTTGCGTTCCTGAGCGTGCGCCGCACGGCTGACCTCATTTATGACTCGATTCAGGCCGCGCATTTCTGGGCGATCGACCGCAACATCACAAAGACCTATCTCGAAGACGTTTCCGAGAGCGTCAACGGCTACCTCCGCAGCCTCAAAAACCAAGGCGCGATCCTTGGCGGCAAATGCTGGCCCGACCCGGACCTCAACACCCCGGCCAACATCGCGCAGGGCAAAGTGTACTTTAACTTCGACTTCACGCCGCCTTATCCCGCCGAGCACATCATTTTCCGGGCAATCCTGACCAACGACTACATCGAAGAGCTGACCGCATAACATGAGCACCGCATCCCGCATCCTCAAAAACTTTAACTTGTTCGTGGACGGTCGCGGCTACGCTGGCCAGATCGACGAACTCAAATTGCCAACCCTCGGCCTCCAGGTGGAGGACTTCCGCGCCGGGGGCATGGACACGCCAATTGCCGTCGAGATGGGGCAGGAGAAAATGGAGGCCAGCTTTGTGCTTTCAAGCTACGACTCCGACGCCCTCGCACTTTGGGGACTTGGCGAAGGCGCAACGGTCCCGCTCATCGCACGCGGCGCGCTCGAATCGCTGGACGGCAGCGTTGAGCCGGTCAAGGTGACAATGGGCGGCATCGTCCGCAGCGTGGAGCCGGGGCAATGGAAAGCGGGCGAAAAAAGCACGCTGACGTTCACGCTCGATTTGCGCGCATACAAGTACGAGCAGAACGGGCAGACGATCCACGAAATCGACGCCGTGAACATGGTCCGCATCGTCAACGGCTCCGACCGTCTCGCTTCGCAGCGTTCCGCAATCGGAATCTAACGCATGAAACCGACATTTTCCGGCGAACGCATCCCGCTCAACCGCCCCGCGCAGATTGACGGGGTGAGCGTTGACGCCCTGGCAATGCGCGAGCCGACCGTGGAAGACATGCTGGTCGTAAAAAAAAGCGCGGGCAAAAGCCCCGAGGATCAGGAGCTTTCCCTTTTTGCAAACCTCTGCGAGGTGGACCCGTCCGTCATTCGCGGCCTGACACTCCGCGACTATAAGCGAGTGCAAAAAGCATTCGCGAAACTGACCGAGGACGAGGAGGGCGGCAGCCCTTTGGAATAGAGCGCGAGGAGCTGCTTAGAGCGGTCCTCGTGCTTGCAGCGCACACAGGCTGGCAGCCCGACAACATCGGGCGGCTGAGCTTTTCCGATTTTGTCGCATTCATCCGCATGATTCCGAAAAATGGCTGAGGAGAAGAAATTCAAAGCGGTGATCGAAGTGGGGGGCGGCATCGGCTCCTCGCTCAAGACCGCGTTTGCGACTCTTCG